GTGCATAATAGGCACTGGTGCGTGTAGCATTGAACTTTCTGGTAATTGCTCGAATGATGTATTTTGTCTGATCTCTGATTGACGATACGCACCAGCTCCGATGAGTGTTGCTATCTTTCCACCCAGAGATTTACCAATACGAGCTCCGACCGGTCCGAAATAACCGCCTAAAGCCTCGCCTCCTGCATTTAGACCTTGTCTAATCCAGGAATTCTTCTGCTTGTAGGCTTTATGCCAGACGGTCTTCGCTATTGATTTCTTCGCTGGTTTTGCTGTCGCTGGTTTAGGCATGTTGAGTTTATATAATATGCCTATAGTTTATTTATAAGTAATTAATAAATTATTTTTTTTAAAAAAAAAATAAAACTTATTGATTTAATCAAATCTTAATACAAAATCACTATCGTGTGTTGGTAATTGTTCACGTTGTTCAATTTCGTCATATTCATCACTATCTAAGTCATCATCACTCGATACTCTCGTTTCTTCTGATGCTTCTTTGTTCTTTAATATGACATCTAAAGTAGGTCTTATTAGTTCATCTTCATCTTCGTAATGTTCGATGTTGTCACTCTCAATATATATTATCCTATCATCACTAAATTTATCTTTTGGTATTGGATTATTTGTAAATATTAGTATATGACAGTTTTTGTTACGGTATTTAGTACCTGATGCGAATTTACCAGAAAAGAAGATACCATCTTTTAATTTCTCAATCGCGCCCCAGTTTACATAATCTTCATCACACGAACGTGGGATGTCATAGATGATGTAATCTTGACCATTATACGCGTATAATAGGTCGGCACTCTTCGACGGTGAAATATAATAGGCTCCATAGTTTGTATATAAGTATTTGGAAATAAAGGTTTTACCTTTACCACCTTTTTTATCATATACTACGTATATGTGTCGATCATCTGGTTTGGTTTCAGTTAGTAATTTGACGACTTTCTGTTGCCAGGGTCTTAAAATTACACCTTCTTGTGGAATAATAGGTTTATTTATAAATACATCTCTGGCGAATGACATTCGCCGTTCGATGCCAGATAATTGTAATACATCTTGCCATGTTTTACAGTCAATAATCATTTTATATAATGATGCTGTATTTGTGCCATTAATAGTTGGTGTACCACGTATATATATGTCAGTTGCATCTTTAGAACAGTATTTATTATTACATTGATAATTGGATATTTCTTTCGCGAAATACATCGCGGGTAAGTGTTTTTTCAAAAAGGTATGAGACTTCTTCTTCAGAAGTTGAAAATATCCTTGTAAATGTGGTGTACCTGTGGTAGGGGCTACTTCGTGCCCATATATAATGTATTTAAACAATTCACATTCTTGTAATTGTAATTCACCTTTCGGTGTATAATTGTTATAAGTAAATACCCAGTTCAAAGCTGGATGGTCTTTTGTCTTAACTTCGCTTGTCTGCGCTTCGCTTGTCTTAGCTTGAGTTTTTCCAACCATCTTCTATAGATTGTATAGTCAAATTAATTTTTTTTATAATAATTTGGTGCGTTTAAATAAAAAAGGGTATGAGCATATGATATTTTAGGATAATATATATTTTAAATTTTTGCCATCTTGCCAAGGTATAAATAGAAAATTGTTATTATCTATGTATCCTTTTTGTCAGATGTTGCCAAGGTTTGGGTAATATAAGCCCAAACCTTGGCAAACTTTTTAAGTGCTTAAATTCTTCCATAATAAGATTTCTTAAAAGTAAAATCTATGATGATTTGAATTAGTTCTTTAATGGTATAAAGTCCATTTAAATATAGTTGTTTCATTATATATTAAGATTTGATTAAAATATAAAATTAAATAATTTGGTTATGTAATTTTTATTGGTTATGTGATACATATAGTTATGTAATTAAATAATTTGGTTATGTAATTTATTTATTTATTTATTGCTTCAGGACGTGTATTAAACTAATATTATGATAATAATTATTAGTTTATAGAACGCGCTTAAAAGCGCGTTCTATGAAATGAATAAACTAATAATTATTATCATAATCTAAGTTGAATGCCCGTCCTCTCCGCTTCGGCTATAAATAATATTTTTTGTTTGGTTTAGTGATTGTTATCACATTTGTATTTATTATTCAGTTTGTGATATTGTTTATAATATCATAAAATAGGTAAATTCGATTGTTAGTATATAAAAATTTAATAAACAGAGTTTGCGAGTTGAATTACATCGATACAGCCATAAGTCCAATTTGATGGGACTGCTGTATTAACTGATTTGAATGTTGCTACTTTGGAAGGGTCAGTAATTGTTAGACCTACAGCGTAGGAACTTCTTACAGTTGCTTCGCCTGACGAAGGACCAATATAAGAACCTAATACACCAAAGTTTGAATTAATTGCACAATTTGTGAATGTATTAGTCCATGTTCCCATAGTAGCCGATGTGCCAACATGTTGGAAAGCTATCATGTATTTTCCAACTGTGCCGATCGGGAATGAGATAGTATCATTACCTGTAATGGTTAATCCGATACCATCGGATACAACTAATGCGCCAATAAATGGATTAGTTGCACCATTTGTGCTTGTAATTGTTTGGGCTGGAATAGTGAAATGAGCTTGGTTAAGCCATTGTCCGATATCTGCGGTATCGATTGAGTGTTGTAGTTCAATATCGTATGTTACGAATAATGAACCAAGTGTAACAGAAGTCCCTTGACATCCACTTGTACTAATATAAAGATTAGCGATATCGTAATGATTTAAACTATCATCATCGGGTATAGCATCGCTTCCGCGTGTATAATACTGCTTATATGCGAGTGATGATGGATCACACTCGATACCCATGATCATATCACGTGATGGTACTGTTTCATTAGCCCATTCAAAGTTCATTACTTGCTGTTTGTTAGTAGGTGTAAGTGATGATGGGCGATATGTCGCACCAAGTTGAACAGAGCCTAAGGCTGTGTTTGTAGAATTAAGGGCGTTGCCTGAATTACTACGGAATTCAAATACCATCCCATAGACTTTATATTGTTCAAATTGCTGTGCGATTGAACTTAGCCATGGGAATGAGCTCCGTAGAGCTGGATTAATTGCATATTTATCAATTTTAAAGGTATTTGCACTGGATGAACTAATAACCTCACCAATGTATTCACGATGTGAAACTCGGATATCTTGACCTACTTTGTGCATAATAGGCACTGGTGCGTGTAGCATTGAACTTTCTGGTAATTGCTCGAAT